TTCAAGGCAGCAGCCGATTTTTCGATAGTCCAATTAGACTCATCCTTGCACTGAGCTATATGGAAATTAAATACCTGTATAGCTCTATCTAGCCAATGAGCTTTTACTGGAGGATTCTTCAACCTAGCCTATCCTTTCTTAAAGGATGTTCTTCCTTGTGCTCTATCAATGTCTGCCTCACTTTCTTCTCTCATTGCTTTTCGTTCTTCTCTACTACGTCCTTCTGAATCTCTTGTTCCTTTACATCTTGGATATTTGACACAACCCCAAAATATTCCGTATTGTCCTTTCCTACTGACCATTTCAGAGCCACAGTCAGGACAAATGACATTCTCGATTGGAGGCTTATTAATTGTATTAGCATTGAATGCAACTACTCCTGCCTCAATTAGAATTACTTTCAAATCTTCAAGAAATTCTATGTCGGTGTAGTCGTCTGATAATCTAATTGCAAAGCCAGACAACAAACCTAAAATTTTATCTTTTGCTTCTTTGTGTGTAATTGACATTTTGTTTTCTCCTGTCTAAATTATAGCCGTCTAGAGTCTACATTAGCACTCTCGCTTTCCTTGCCAAATAAGCGTTGCCCGCAGGAGACGGCTACAAAATCTAACTACGACAACGGCTGAAAGTCAGCAAAATCTCCTCCTCTTAGTGTCCACAGATGTCCTCTTTTTAGGACAACGGCTGGAAATCGACTACGTCGTTAAATTCGTTGCCTTGATTACGCTTTCCTCTCTTGATGTAGATTTTGAGCTTGCTGTTGATTTTCGACCTAAATAGCTCAGTGGAAAGCTCGTATCCACCTTGAGCATTCTTCTGGATACCAAGACTAGCCCAGAGCGGTTGAATAGTTCTATGCTCTAGACTCTTCTCATTCACCAGCTTTCTGACTGTTGCTCCTTTATTGGGACCATCAATCAGTCCGAAGTGAAAGATACAGTTAGTGCTACCATCTGTATCTGCATCTTTCTCTTCGTAGTCTTTCATTTCCGAAGGGTGCCAGCCGACTTCAGCTAGGTCACTCTTTTTGAGGTCATCCGCTGATAGGATGCGTCTCATTCATATGCTCCTTTGTTTGGATTCCATGTTTTGTTTTCTTGTGCTTGTGAGAATGGATTGAATACAGTTGGTTCTGATGGTTGTGTTAGGTCACTCTTAACCTCCGTAGTTTTATAGATTTCTTCGATTTGCTGTAGAGCTTCTAGCCAAACTTCAAAAAATAACTTTTGGGTAAAGTCAAGCTCTCTGGGCAAACCTAAAGCTGTTTTAGCAAATTCATCACCAACTTGTTCAGTGATTGCTTTGTATCTAATCATTATCGGGTTCGTGCTATAGTCTGTAGACTTAGCAAAATGATATATCTCTGTGAACTGTCCAGGTACTATACCGGCTACTTTGTTTCCATAAGTAACTAAAGCATTCACCTTAGTTATTTTCATGGAAGAACCAGAGCCTTCAATACTGATACCTGGAATTGGATGAGCTGTCCAAATTATATGGCAGGGAAGATTACGACACAAATCTAAAGATTGACTAACCAATCCAGTTTCTGTCTTGTACTCATCAAAATGAGGAATAATCTGCTGAGGATTCTCATTTTTACGAGCGACTTTTCTACCTTTCTCATTGAAGCCTAATGACCAGCCAACGGCTGAACCTGTCATTGTGGTGACTGAGTCAGTAATGAATGCAAACAATCTACAACTTCCAGAAAAATCAACAACCTTATTTAGATATTGGTTAGCATTTGAAGCATCATATACATCATATTCTAGATTGTCCAGAACTCTCTTACCTTTATCTCCAAACTTTCTGAAGAAGGTAATTAATTCTACTGGCTTTTTCTTATCCCAATAAGCCAGATAAGTTGGTCCACCTAATGCAAACGAGGCAGCGGCTAGTGTCTTGCCAAATCCCCAAGGTGACTTGAAGAGAAAGCTTGTCGGTCCTGTAATGTCAATTGCACTAGCTTTCGCCATTTGACCTACTCTTTTCTTTGAGCCATTGCTCACTCATGTATTCTCCATCACTTGATTTGTGCATTGAAGATAACTTATACTTCAGTTCATATATCTTCTTTATTGCTACTGTTAGTAGCCATTTGTAGACGTGAGCGTAAGTTTTCTGTAGTATTCTCAGCAACGGCTGCAAGGACGTGAGTGCTTTGTTTTCTAACATATGATTTTTTTCCACTGGCACTAACAATTGCTACTTTTCCACAACCGGTACAATGAGGCTTTGTGAGTTTGATGGTATACTCATTCATAATAAATGGATTCCCACAAATGTTGCAGATGGATTCCTTACCTATAGCGAGAGGAGCTTCGACTTTATAGTGACAATCTATCAATGTACAGAAGAAGATTTTGATTCCAGTCTTGTATGTATGCTTTCTCAGCTTATGAATATGCTTCGCTGCCATTTTCTTTCTCCAGTTCCTATTCTCCAGTCTTATTCAGAGCTTCACTTGACTTGCGTAACACCTTAGTTACATCCCAAGGCTCCACTTGAATGAATGTATTAGATAGCTTAAAGTTCTTTGCATCATCACCAGATGATTTACAGACTTCGTAATATTCACAGCGACGATTGAATTTGTCACAGGATGTTTCATTGGTAGGCCAGTAATTCTCTGCCTCGCACTGTAAATAATGAAATATATTTACAATGACATTCTTCTTCCATGAAGCAAAGATTAGTGGGTCATAAGAAATCATTGGCCTAGTGAATTTCTCATGAGGCTTCAAAGTCTTCTGTAGTCCAATCTTGTTTATCTTAAGAAAATTAGATTTGGCCACGATAGCATAATTCTTAAACTGATTGCTCAATTCATTTACTGGGCTCTCACGCTTATGTGACTTATGGTCTATGGGGAGATTATCATACTGATTATCTCTAACACGTAAATCAATTTTACCAGCAAGATAGAATCTAACCTCATCGTCCTCATGTAGAAGATACATGAATGGCTCTTCGACTCCAAGTATTTCAAATGACTGATCCTCAATTCTCCAGTATTCAAAATATTCTTCCATTGTATCAAATATCTGTCTCGCCTCACTCTCATCTAGGTCAGATTCAGATGTAAATGCAGATTTGAGTTTCATCAAAGCGGCTGGTGCTGCCCTATCATAACTTACTCCAGACTTTAATGATTCATAGTATGATTCACAAGCTAAATGAATAAGTGTTCCTCTATCTAGATTTGGATTCTTCTCTGAGGCTTCAAGATTTAGTTTGTATCTATTTCTAAATCTGTATGGACAGAGCAAGAACATATCGTACATGCTCATGTCTAGTACCACGTTTACCTTAGGCATTTTTCATCCTGCTCTTTCAGCAACAAATCTAGAAAGCTTAGCCAAGTTCTCTTCAGTTCCGAGTACCTCAAATTCAGTTCCTTCAGCTGTTAACTTTCTCCATTTATGGAGTTGAATTTGTTTCGCGTCACAATTGTTGCAATAAGCAATCCATCCATCATGGACACAAGATAGTTTTAGTTTAGGTGACTCTACCTCAAGGTAGTCTGGCTTAGGCCAAACCTTGTGAATAGCTTCTACACGCTGCCGTAACCTAGCCGATGATGCGGCTGGTATTGGTTCTTTTGTGTGATTGTCACAAAAATAAATCTCCCTGTCTCTAATCTCAATACACACAAAATGACGTGGAACTGTGACGATGTACATTCCTTCATTGTTAATCAGTGTAATGAGTGTTCTATACAGTGAACCTTGTGGTACTTCAGCATGACTCAGAAAGCCAAGTCTATCAGCAGCTTTTAGCAAGTCTGTCAACTGTACGCCAACTACGTTGTAATGGCCACTTACCTTACTAATTTCCCATGCGCAATCATCTGTATTCTTTCCAGTCAGAATAGAAAGAACGGCCGGGCCACAAAATTTGTTGAACCCCTCATTTACTTTTTTAAGGTTTGTCATTGTTTATTTCAGTCTCACCCAATTGATTTGTATCAAACAATATCTTCAAATATTCGCTGAGATTGTGTAATACTTCAGCTTCTAACACTATTCTGTTGGTGACTTCAATTCCATTCTCAGTGGTGAGAATGACACCAAAATCATCATAATCAACGTAGACTCCATCACCAATGTAATGTTTCTTATTCATAGTCACCTCTCTCAAGCTGGCAGCTTCCATGCACGTTTTCCTTTTGTTACCAGAATGGTAGCTAGCTCACTCATTAGACTTTGTTGGTCCCACTGAATCTCTTTATTATCCAGCGTACTATTGACAATTGCTCTTTTTGTTTCTACTAGCTCAGTGAAGTATTCATCAATTGTTTCACTAGCTATCATGTAGATACAGCTTACTGGATTGATTTGGCCAAACCTATGAAATCTATCCTCAGCTTGAACCTCATTAGATGGATTCCATTGTCTCTCCAACAGAATACAATCCGAAGCAAACTGCAAATTTAGTGCTTCACCAGCCGCTAGTGTGGATGCAATCAATA